CAAGTTTTCAATGGCATTATTATTCTCCTAAGTGTCTAGTTTATCGCGATGTTAGACAACCTTTTGAGTATCCAAAATACCCATATAGGTTGAGTTGAGAAGCATACCCAAACCAAAGGGCGCTAACCCTAAAGAAACCTTATGAGTTTCAGGATTGAACTCTTGCTTAATGCTAATGATTGTGTATTTCTTATCAATGTTCGAACCTGAGCTCGAAGGTCTAAAAATAACTCTCGCAGGGTCATAAAGGTCAATTGCTTGCACTCTAGCCTGAGCAGTTCCCGCCATCGCTTCTAACTGCAAATCTAGGCTAGTCAAAACATAATCAGGGCTTCCAAACTGGCCGAAAATCTCGCTAACCATCGCAGTAGATCTAGCAGGGCTAATACCTAAATTATCTGTCTGCCCAAAAGTTCTAATTCCATAAAGTGCCTGGCTTGCAATGCTTCCAGTTGTAGCAGTTCCCCCAGAAGCTCTCACAACATTCACCTGATTATAGAACTGATCTGAAGCGTATTGAACTTGCAAATCATAAATAGTCAAACCAGTGCCTAAGAAAGTTGCTTGCCCATAATTATCTGCAAAGTTCACGATAGCAGTTGCAGCAGCAGTTCCAGATTGAATAGTTACCGCATAGACGCTATTTGAAAAGCGCTCTTGCCCAACCCAACCAGAATAAGGCCGTTGCTGCTCATTCAAATAAGTTGATGTTGATTCCTGATAACGCTCCCCGTCAAAATAAATAGTTGAAGCTGAAGATGTTGGGGAAATAATCAAGTCTTTTATTTGGAAAGTTCCATTTAAATCTGCAATATAAAACTCAAAATAATTACAAACCAAAGCAGTCGTAATATTGTCGATAACAATACGCTTCCAAGTGCTATCGGTGAAAGTATTTGCATAAGCCTTAGTTGCTTTAGTTACATAAGCACCAGTTGCAGGATTCTTGTAAAGCAAGCGTATTTCAGCACTCACATCAACAGCATTAGTCCAAAACGCGACACTATAAGCAGTATTAGGTTTATATTTCACAGGGTCATATTCCTGATACTGCAAACCCTGCTCAGAGCCTAAAAGAACAGACTCTAAAACATACTCACCAGGGAACTGAGAGTTAGTTGTTACAACAGGCGTTCCTTCAGTTGAAAGAATCCAGTTAGATAAATTAGTTGCAGTGCCATTATAGAAACCTGCGGTTAGATGATAGTTGTAGCTTAGAGAAGCAGACGGATTCCAAGTTGTGTTCGTGTAACTGCGATCAGCCCATTTAGCGTTGCCATCTTTAGTTCCCCAAAAGTTTGCGGGTTCAGTTCGGGCAACGTTCTGCAAATAACTTAGAACTGTCTGATCTTGACTAAGAGTATCCCCAACTAAAGGCGTTTTACCTGCGCTACCAGCCATGGAAACAGTGATTGCGGTTGAACCCCAGATTGCGGTAGCCGAAGAAATCCTTGGCGTAGGCAACTGCCCAGCAGTATTAGCAGCAGTAATCAAGGTAGGGTTGAAGTTAGCTTTAGCAAGAACACCTAAACCATCAGTAGCCATCAGGCTTGCACGAGCATCCAAACCCTTCTCATCATTAGTGAAATCCCAATTTTGAACCCAACCAGTGAAGATAACGACACCGCCAGAAGAAATCTGCACTTTAGCGTTAGGTTGAACAAGCGTATAACCCCCCATAGGGTTAAAAAGAATTGAGCTTGTATTGAACGGGTCAAAAGTTCTATCGTTATTGATAAAACTAACTGTTGCTTGCCCAACCTGAGTATCATCCAAAATACGCGGGCTACCACGATCAATAGTTACATTAGTTGCATAAGAAGTAACATCAATGAAACCACTAGAACTGAAACTGAGATAAACCAGATATGTAGGAACAGGCATTTAGTTTTTCTTACCAAAGAATACTGGCGGTAATCCACCATTGTTTTTAGCGTATTTACTTACAGCATCAACAACCGCTTTAGGATCAGCAGACTGCACATTGATAGTGATACTGTTATTTGTGTTAGCTTGGAAACCTTTACCGCTAGCCATAATACCTGCACCAAAGGCACCTTTGTAAGGTTGACCTGTATCAGGGTTTATGCCTTTTCTTATAATGGCGGCTCTAGCAGCTTCTTCTGGAGTCATTTGTTTAGTATCGCCTGAAGTAGTCAAAACCATTGCAACAGTTCCAACGACAGGCAAGCCGATAAGTTTGCTCATAAACGGAACTTTACCTGTTTTACCTTTACCGCCACCTAGAATAGTGCCACCATCGCCAACAGCATTAGCCCCAGTCATCAACGCAATAGCCTTAGCAAGGTTAGCAATACTCTTACCCGCACTTGCAAGCATCATAATTCCCTTTAGAGCTAGAAGCGCAGGGAGAGCTTGAATCAGGGCTGTCGCAATATTCTTGAAACCTTCAACAGCATCACCATTACCAAAGAAGGCAAAGAAATCTTTTACATAGCCGAAAGCATCCTTTACCGCGTTCTTGATATCAACAAACATCTGCCCTGGCTTAGTTTTAGGGTTGCTCAAATCTTCAAGGAACTTACCAACCTGCTCAATAAGTCCACCAGGTTTAGTTATTTCTGCAACAAAATCTTCAATCAAAGGCAAAACCGCAGCACCCAGTTTCTCTTTTAGAATGTCCATACTGTTGTTGAACTTGCTAAAAGGATCTGCTTGCTGAATTGCTGCCCCGCCAACAATCTTCTCCAAATCGCCAAACAAATCCTTACTGTCTTTTAGAACAGGGAAAAGTTTTACTAACTGAGTTTTATTACCTGCAAAAGCAGCAGAAATAGCGGTTGAAACCTTCTCTAAAGGCTTACCGGTTGTTGCCGAAGCATCAAGGGACAAAGCCAACAATTCTTGAGCTTTATCAACATCTTTAGTAACTCGCACCAATTTACCCATAGAAGGGCGCAAGTCATCATCCATAACACCTGTTTGCAGAGATAAGTTTTCAATGAACTTATCTGACTGCTTTATTTGCGTTTTAGTTGCATTAGCGTTACGAACAAGTTGAGTATTCAACAGCTCAGTTGACTTCTTATCAGCAGAAGCAGCCTTCGCAGACTCCATCAACAAATCAGTTATTTGGCTGATACCGATACCGATACCGATTGCCCCAATAGTTTTCTTTAGCCCCCCGAAAGAGCCTTTAGCCTTCTTAATGCCTGAATCATCAAACTTAGATAATAGTTTTACGATAACGGACATTAGTTAAGTTTCCTGTTCACCTTGGCTGCATACTTCTCAAGTATCAATTTTATCTCAGCCTGTACACGCGGGAGAGACTTCTCAACGCCAGGATAAACAAAGTTATTAGTCTGGTTAGTTCTCAAGTGTCTAATCATTGACTTTCCTTGAGTTGTTACTCGGTGAGATCTAGTTCTTCCCTTCCAAGCATAAGAATCAGTTACAGTCCTTCTAGGGACACCTGAACCTTTACCGGCAACATCGGCAAGAGCAGTCGCAGGAGAATTGACACGCAAACTAGCAAGAGCAGTAACAGCAAACTTCTTAGACGCTTTAGTTTTCAAGCTAAACTTCACTTCATCAGGTTTCCTGCCAACTCCCCAACCTAAACGGCCACGAGTGTTAGTTACAGGGCGAACCTTAGATTCAAAAGGGTTCACTTTAGGGATAGCAGACTTGATAGCAGTGATGGCAGGCGCAGCAACAATCCGCATCTCTTTAACCATCGCGTTCTTTAGACCAGGCTCAAGCTGATTCAACGCCTTCACTATTTCTTTAGCGTTATAAACGATGTCATCAGCCATTGTTGCCCCTTTGATACTGAACCGCAAATAACATTGTGTTTAGCATGCGATCACTCTCTTCCATTAGAACACTAGGGGCGATACCTGTTGCAACAGCAAGATTGGCAATCATCCAATGAAAAGAGTCAACACCTAAAGGCTTTAGGCTTTTGGGTCAGAAACCCCAACAGTCGAAACAAGGTCAACCCAACCATCAAACTCTTCACCAGTTTTCTTTAGTCGCTTAACAGCCAACCATGCAAGGTAAAGAAGATGAGTTGCCTTTTCAAGCTTGTCAATGCCTAAATCAAAATAGGCTTCCCATTTAACGACATCGCCAGCCGAAGTATTGACTTCCAAAGAAGTGCCATCAACGAAAGTGATTGTAAGAGTTATTTCATTCATGCAATCACTCTAGCCGAAAAGTTAGGCAGTTGCGCGAGAGACTGTTCCAGTTGTAGGCCAAGTAACTGAGAAAGTAGCCAAATCACCAATCTGACCTGAAACAGGAGTTAGATCAGTAACCAAACAGATAGCAGTATAGGCAGGGTTTGCACTTGAAACCGCTGAGCTTGTTGGCTTGATAACGACAGTCGCGTTAGCTCCAAGAAGCGGCCAAAGAGTTGCATCAACAGTTGAAGCAGCATAATCCTGATTAAAGTTCAATGTTAGAGAACCTTCTTTTAGGCCTGCAACGCGGGTAACCCAAGTGCTACCAAAAGCAGTAGTTGTAATGTCGTTAGCAGAAGCCTTTAGTTCAACCTGAGTCAGGTATGAAGCCAAAGCAGTAGAACCATTGATGCTAACGCTGAAGTCTGTTGCGACAAAGATTGCCATTATTTATCCTTAACTTGCGAATACTTGAACCGAAAACTCG